GCATGGGAGCATCTGGACAATCAGGTGAAGTCGCTGGAAAACAACAAGGCGAACAAGGCTGCTATCACCCGGCTCAACGCCGCCAAGCGCAAGATTGAGAACACTCTGGAAGAAGAGGCGCGGCGCGAGGAAACGGCTGTGCTCGACGCGGAACGCGAAACGCAATACGGGCTGCTTGAAAGCCTGAAAGACTTCGGCGGACTGCCTAAACTCAGCGAGGAAGCCTCTGGAGAGCTTCGCCGCATCACGGAAGCGCATCGGCTGGCTGGTCGTCGCTACTTTCGCAAAGAAGCGAAGTCACTGGACACGTTGCGCGAGATGTATTCCGAGCGAGGATTCCAATTTGATGACTACTATCAGATGCTTGACGCCATCGAGCGCGCCGTAGCATCCGGCAAGGAACAATATGGAACTAGCTTTCCGCCTGATTACAGGGGCGGACCCGGAGCGATGGGGCCTGTGGAAGCGGCGTATCAGGCGGCGTCGCGCAAAATTTTCCAGTCTGCACAGGAACCAATCCAGCAACGGCGCGTGGCCGAGCAACGCGGGGACCGCGAGGAATGGCTGCGTCGAAGCGATCCTGACCGCATGGCGGAGGCGGAGGCGATCATGGAGAAAAACGAGAACGCCGGAAGGGATCTCGTTAATAGCATCAACGCGGGCGAAACCAAGTCTGCCACGGACGTTCAAGAATTGATCCTTGTTCGAGAATTGATCGACCAGCACGCCAAGCGTGACGCCGCCGCCGAGAGACTGGCTGACCCTGACCCGACAATTACGCGGACAGAGCGTGAGCAATATCAAAAAGATTGGGACGCTGCGAGCGAGCGAATTGGACTGACAGAGGACGCATCGGACAGAACGGGAAGCGAAAAAGGCGCGGCATTTCGGATGCGGCGCATGATGGTCGCTGACGACTACTCATTGCAGGGGCTTTCGCGCCGGGAACGCAAGATGAAGGGGCGCGATTTGACGCCGCAAGAAGTCGAGGCGCTGCGGAAAGAAGCCGACGCCATCAAGAAGGCTCAGGCTGAGGTGGATAGGCTGGTGGAAGAGACGCGAAAACAGGAGGAAAACGCGGTGATGGAAGCCGTAGCTGTCGAGATGGAAAGGGAATTGGAGGCTGCGGCAAAAACCGGAGCAACCTATCATCCCAGCGTCATGCAGCACGCCAAGGAGATCGTGGAGCGCGCAAAAGGCGAGGCGGCGGATGCGTGGAAACGAATCCGAAGCCAAATGGGCAGCGAATCCGGCGCGGTGGGTGGCGTTGGCGGTCCCAAGGGTGAGGGTAAAAAACTTGGGCAACCGACCAAACAGCAAATCGCTGCGAAGAATCGCGCAACCCTAATAAACGACGTTGCGCTCATTCTAAAGGCCAGGGTTTATGAGTTCGGCGTCAAGATGGCGGAGGCGGCGCAATATGTTCTTTTGAAGTCCGGCGACATGGGCGACAGCATCCGCCCGATTCTTGCCAGAGCCGTAGCCAAGGCGAACACGATGATGGAACGGGAGCTTAATACGCGCCCGCAAAAGGTAAAAGAAGCTGTCAAAACCGGCGCAACGGCACCGGAGAAGCAGCCAAAAACCAAGCCAACTCCAGAGTCGTATATCGACAAGGGGAAAGCGTCCGTGGTGGCTGGCGACGATCCGCTTTACCGCAGGGAAATTGGCGAAGCGGTTGATGGTGGAAGCGTCACTGTCGAAACGCACAAGCTGATGAGCAGCGCGAGAAAGCTCGTTTATGACATCGTGGTGGCGCATTGGGAGAATGGCGTGCGCGGAACTGATGCACTCATGGACGCGGCACTCAAGACTGTGCAGGAATTTCTGCCGGATGCCACGTTGCGCGATGTTCACCGGGCTTACGGCGAATACGGCAAGGTGAAGTTCCCAAACAAGGACGCTTTGAGCATGCAACTGTCCGCCGCTTATCGGGAAACGAAGCTGATGGAGGATATTGCCCGCATGGAGAAGGACGACAAGGATGCGTTGCGTCGCGGATTTACGCCGGCAAAGCCAAACCTTCGACAGCGTGAGCTTGCCAGTAAGCGTGCGGAGTTGCAAAAACTCAGGCAAGGAGAGCCATCTCCTGAAAAGTTGGCAGGAATCCAACAGGCGCGTCAAACCGCCTTGAAGAACCGGATGGAGGTCTTGGACAAGATGCTCAAAACTGGCGAAAAGCCGCCCAAAGGCCGAAAGGTGCCGGATGATGTTTTTACCGAGCAGTTGAAAAGCGAGAAGCAGGCAATGCAAGATTTGTGGAATGAAATCGAGGCAGCCAAGAATCCGCCGCCACCTGAGCACATTGCTGAACTCGCCAGACTGCAAGACCGCGCCGACATCCTTCGTGACAGGCTGGCAAGAATGGAGCTGACTCAGCCAAAGGCCGAAGGAAAACCCACTGTGGACACGGCAGAGATTGCCGCTGCAAAGGCTGAAATAAAGCAGCTTTCCGACACGATGGCAGAGCTTCGCAAGCCCGTACCGCTCTCCGACGCGCAGAAAGCACTCGACAGCGCATTGATAGCACGCGAACGCGCCGGGCAGACCTTGGACGACATTTCCACCGGCAAAGTAAAAGACCCGGTGAAGATCAAGGAGGCGCTGACGCAACTGGAAGAGGATGTTCGCCTCGAAACCGATGCGCTCAAGGCGCTCGCCGCCGAGATGCGCCGGGACGCCAAGCCAAAGGGTGATCCTGGCTATCTGAAAGAGCAGTCGCAAATCAAGGCGCTCGAACGCGCCATTGCCAGCTATGCCGAGAAAGTGGCGAAAGGTGACTTGGCCGGCAAAGGCAAGGTGCAGGGGCCGGACTCGCGCCGTGTAGCGCAGTTGAAAGCCATCCGCGATTCGCGCCGTGCGGCTTACAAGGCTGCGCGTGACGCTGGCAAACCCGTGCGCTCGCCGGAGGACCGCTACAACGACACGCGCCTGAACGCGATGAAACGGCGTGAGGCGGACTTGAAGGCGCGACAAGGGCGGCAAGCGGCTGGCGACTTCTCGAAAAAGCCGAAGCCCGTCACGCCCGCACTTCGCCGCGATGTCCTGAACAAAAAGGCGGAGCTGCAAAAGATGAAGGACGAAATCGACCTTCGCCAAAAGGAGTATGAGCTAAGTCAGCAACCGGCATGGCAGAAGGGCGTCAGGGCACTTGGCGAGGCGCGCGGAATCATCCTTGGAGGCGATCTTGGCGTCCTGACTCGGCAGGGTGCGTTTGCGTGGTCGCGTCCGATTAACTCGGCTGTCGCTGCGATAAACGCAACCAAGGCGATGTTTTCGCCGGAGGCGATGGGCCGGTGGGAAGTGGAGATGCGCGAGCTCGTCATTGACGGAAAGCCGGTCGCGCCGATTCGCAAGGAGCATGGACTGCAAACCACGGACACGATGAGTCACCCGGAAGAATTGGTGATTTCGCGCCTGCTATCACGGATGCCGGACATCAAGATTGGCGGAAAGACGGTCAAGGCGTCCGTGTTCTTCAAAGGTCTGGAGCGATTCCAAACCACGTTCATCAACGATGTTCGGATGCGGACATTTGACGCGGCGGTGAAGCGCGGGTTCACGCCGGAAGAATTGAAGCTGCGCGCGAACTTCATCAACAGCGCCACAGGTCGGAGCAACGCCAAGATGGTCGGTCCTTTGATGTCGGCGATTTTCACGTCACCGCGCTACGAGCGGTCGCGATGGGAGATGCTGGCGCAACCTGTTCGCAATGTGGGCAGATTGGCTATTGATGGATACAAGGGCGAACTCAATCGGGCGGCATTGGCTAATTTGAAAGACATGGCCGTGACGGCGGCGGGTGCTGTGGTGCTTTTTCAACTCGCCGCAACAGCGGGAGGCTACAAGGTGAATTGGGACCCGGAATCCACCGACTTTCTCAAGATGCGGAAAGGGGATGAGGTTTGGGACGTGACTGCCGGACTGGCTCCGCGCATCCGCGATTTGATGCGGATTTACGTTGGGTTCAGTCATCCTGATTACAAAGAGAACTGGATAAAGACGGGCGGCAAGATGCTTTCCAGAACGATCAATCCGGCGCTAAAAACGCCAGCGGAACAGCTTTCCATTGCCAAGCAGCGATACGAGGGAGTAGAGGATCCGAAATCTCCATTCACCGGGTTCAAGTCCGACGAAGAGCGCGAGGGGCTGATTACGCTTGCGCCGCTGATCGTTCAAAGCATGAGGCAGGCGATGAAAGAAGACGGGCTTGACGCTGCGGTGTGGGCTGGTGCGCGCGAGTTTATCGGTTCGTCGGTCAGTCGCTACCCGGAGCCGGAGCAATAAATCAGCCTGCGTAACTTTCGACCAAGTTGTATCGCTTGGCCTGCTGCTCCCAAGTGCGCGCCTTTCCGCCAGCCGCCTTCGCCTCTCCGCCGTGCTCGTTGGCGAACATATCGCACAGGCCAACCACTGCGTCGGCGTCATCCGGCGAAATTCCCTTGGTGCGCTCCTTCATGTCGGCCTTTGTCTCCACCACCTTGCGTTCGCCCATCAGCTTCATTCGGCGGATGCAAAACTCCCTGGCCTCTCCAACGTCCATCTGCCGTATCAATCCGTCCTGAACCATTCTGGCAGCGCGATACCAAAGCTCAGTCACTTTGTTCGCGCACACCTTCTTGGCTGGTCGCGAGTCCTTGCTGCTCATTGTGCGGTCGCTGGCGGCACCTCCGAAGCTAAGGCGATGCACCGCCCCGCCCCACCGCTGCTCCAGCATGTCGGCAAGCGTGGCGGCTCCCGTAACGTCCATTCCGAAGTCGGACGGTTTCACGCCGCGTTCGCCGCACTCCTTTATTACACGGTCGC